ACGAAGAAAAACATGACCTTGCTCTTGGGTATATTGCTAATTCAATTGGGACTGAGCCTTCGGCTGAGTCAGAAGCCCTTCGACTCCGATCAGCATGGGAGTCACACCCCGACCATACCATAACTAAAGCCCTTGTCGCAGAACGAGCTATCTTTTTTGTCCTTCTTCCCTTCTTTCGTGCTTGTGGCGATGCTGGTCTTAGGACTGTCAGCGCCGACATCAGTAGAGACGAACAAATACACGTGGCCACTAATAGCCTTGTATGTCGTGAGTTGGGCTTATCTAGCAGTAATTCTC